TACGTTTCAAGGCCCCATTCGTTCATTGGGCGGCATTTATCAACAAGGCCCAGCGTCTATTGTTGACATCACAACAAGCACCACATTAAGCCCAGAAGCTCACGGCGGTCGTATCATCGCAGTTGGCGGTTCTTTGGCCGCAGCAGTCACTTTGACATTGCCAGCAATTAACGTATCAACCAACTCTGTTACATCTGGCCCCGGTCAAGACCCAAGCACAGCTAACAACGAAGGCGTTGTTTACACGATCTGGGTTCCTACTACCATCTCTACAAGCTCTTTGAAGATTGGTACTAACGGCACTGACAAATTTGTTGGTTCTTTGATCTCTGTTGATACAGATACATCTGGCGCAGTTGTTGGTTTTACAGCCGGAGCATCTAACGATTTCATTAACTTGAACGGCACAACAACTGGTGGCGTGGCAGGAACATGTATTCAGATCGTTGCAATTGCAGCCAACAAATACATGGTTCAAGGCCAATTGCTTGGTTCTGGCATTGTCGCCACACCTTTCGCAGATTCCTAATCAACCCAAGGGGCTTCGGCCCCTTTTTTAAAGGAGATTGATTATGATGCAAACAGACGTTAAGCAAGGGCATTTAAACCAAAGTGGTTTTTTTGTTCTTGGACGAAATCGCGTTAAAGGCATTTCGTTTTTTGGTTCTGGCACGGATGGCACTTTAGTGTTGTTTGATACCGCTTCTGTACCTGTAACGGCTAGTGTTACTTATGCTCGCTCTGGTACAACTGTGACGGTGACAAAGACTGCTCACGGCTTGTCTACAGGCGCTGTTGTTGGTATTCACTTTGACAGCAATACAAGTCAATCAGCAACTGATGGAAATTACACTATCACTCGCACAGGCGCGGATACATTTACGCTAACAGACATTAACACCGGAACAATTACTTCTACTGCGGCTTCGTATGTAAGTGGCGGTGGTCGGTGGCTGATGACTTACGAAATAGACGGCACTGATACTTTTAGTAATGCACCCGTTATTCCGGGCGAAGGCGTGTTAGCTACTCAAGGTATTTATGCACTGATGACTGCTATTGATTCAGTGCAGATTTATTATGGCTAAGAGTCCAGCATGGCAGAGGAAAGAAGGCAAGTCCGAGAAGGGCGGCTTGAACGCCAAAGGTCGAGCCTCTGCGAAAGCGCAAGGCATGAACTTGAAACCTCCCCAGCCGGAAGGCGGCTCACGGCGCGACTCTTTCTGTGCAAGGATGAGTGGCATGAAGAAGAAGCTGACAAGTGCAAAGACGGCAAACGACCCGGATTCACGGATCAATAAAGCATTGAGGGCATGGAATTGTTAGATCTCAATACCGCTTGGTCTGCCATCCTATCTTTAGTGATTGGATTGTTAGGTTACATGATGAACGAAAAGTTCAGGGAACTGGCACGTGTCACGATCCTGTTGAACAAAACTCGTGAGGAGGTAGCACGTGATAACGTTACTCAAGCAGAAGTTGACCGCATTACAAGTCATATTGACCAACGCTTTAACAAGCTTGAAGAAAAAATTGACCAGCTTATTCGGCAAGGACGATAATGCCAAGTAAGAGTAAAGCTCAACATAATTTCATGGCCGCGATAGCTAATTCGCCATCGTTCGCTAAGAAAGCCGGAGTGCCCATGTCAGTGGGTAAAGACTTTGTAACTGCCGATAAAGGCAAGAAATTTTCTAAAGGTGGCGACATGAAACACGAAGACGTAAAGATGGACAAAAAAATGATGCAGAAGGCCGTGAACAAACACGAAGGCCGTTTGCATAAAGGTCAGCCCATGACCAAGTTGGCTGCTGGCGGCACATTTCGCAAATCAGCTAATGGCATTGCCTCAAAAGGCAAAACCAAGGGCACAATGATTACCATGAACAAAGGCGGCATGGCCTGCTAAGGAGTTGATATGGCTACGAGAAAACCAATGAAGAAGTTTAAACGCTACGATGAGGGTGGCGATGTTTCTGAATCTAGAGCCAAACAACGTGGCCTAGAACTTTCTAACAAAGAAGAGCCTGTTGGCTTCTTTGAGCGTATCCGCATGGGGAACATTGATCAGCCCGGATCAGAAGCATACAACCGCTTTGGCGCTGGCCGTGGTTATGCCAAGACCATGGAAGAAGAGAGTGAAGCCGCTCGCGCACCTATGCATGCTCCCGCCGCTGCTCCTGCACCTTCTGCACGTCCTATGTCTGATGACATGTATTCGGACTATGGCTCAAGCTCTGGTTCTGGTGCTGCCGGTACAGGCGAAACAATCAAGCCTACTCGTCAGGTGATGACTAAGCCTACATTGCCTGCGTCTAAGCCTACTGCCCCTGCCGCAGCCGCAGTTCCCAGTTTGCGTAACACTGGCCCTATGCGTGGTGACTTGGCGAACAAGCCTGCCACAACCGCTAACTACAGCAATGAAGGCCGTAGCAGACCTGCTCCAGTCGCTCCTGCGAAGCCTTCTATGGATGTGCCCGGCATGAGAGAAAGCGCTAAAACCGCTTTGGCCGATGATCCCACTGCATTGATTGGCGGCGCTGGAGCCGCTGCTGCCGCTTTATTGGCACGTAGCAAGCTGGGCAAAATGTTTAGAGGCGCAAAGAAAGCTGCCGATAAATCTCCGTACCTCAAAGAAATTGGTATGGAACCCAAAAAGCTGACTGGCTCTAAACGTACGGATAGTGAAAGTAAAAAAGCCGATAAAGCATATGACAAACTGAAAAACAGCAAATTCACTAAAAAAAGTGATGATGATGTTACCGATGTTACGGCTAAAAAACGCGGCGGCATGGTTAAGAAGTATGCTTCAGGCGGAATGGTTTCATCTGCGTCTAGACGTGCTGACGGTATTGCCACTAAAGGCAAGACTCGTTGCAAGATTTGCTAAAGGATTAACATGAAACGCAGTGTAAACGACTACGATAAAACCTCAGGTGGCGGTTATCAAATTCCACGCACTCAGACTAAAAGTCGAGATCAAGAAGCGTTGGATTACCTAGGGGGTGGTTTAGGGCTTGCAGGTGCTGCTGCAACCGCAGCGATGGCTATGAGTCCTAAAAGGACAAATGAAGATCGTCGTGAAGCTGCTGAAGCTGCCAAACGTGAATCTGATGCTGCAATAAAGCGTGAAATGCGAGGCGTTCAAAAGCCTGCTAACTTTGATGCAATCGAAGAAGCCAAGCGTGATGCTAAAGATGCACGTGACCGCAAGAAGATTAGCGACATGGGTTACAAAAGCGGTGGCAAAGTTTCTTCCGCATCTAGCCGTGCTGATGGTTGCGCCACAAAAGGTAAAACTAAAGGCACTATGATTACCATGAAAGGCGGCGGCTACGCCTGTTAAATTATGATGGCAAGCCGTGGTATGGGAGCTATATCTCCAAGTAAGATGCCTAGCGGGAAGCGAAAAGCCCGCCGGGATAACACGGACTTCACGCAGTATGCTGAAGGCGGTAAGGTCAACGCTGCTGGCAACTACACCAAGCCCGGCCTGCGTAAGCGAATTGTGTCTCAGGTCAAAGCTGCGGCAACTCACGGTACAGGCGCAGGCCAATGGTCTGCTCGTAAAGCGCAACTTGTTGCTAAGAAATACAAGGAAGCTGGCGGAGGGTACAGAGATTGAAAGCGCCTCAGAAATCACTCAAAGATTGGGGCGACCAGAAATGGCGCACTAAGTCTGGTAAACCGTCAAGCAAGACGGGTGAGCGATATTTGCCTGAAGCAGCAATTAAATCTTTGTCCCCCCAAGAGTATGCGGCCACAACCAAGGCCAAACGTGCTGGCAAAGCATCTGGCAAACAATTTGTAGCCCAACCAAAAGCAATAGCAAAGAAAACGGCAGGATTTAGATGACCACTACCGGCTCAACCCTCTTTAATCTTGACTTCACGGAAATTGCCGAGGAAGCATGGGAGCGTGCGGGCCGGGAGATGCGTTCAGGCTATGACTTGCGTACAGCACGCAGATCAATGAACCTGATGACCATTGAGTGGCAGAACCGTGGCATCAACATGTGGACGATGGAGCAAGGTTTCATTAACCTGACTCCGGGTCTGGCAACCTATGCGTTGCCTACAGACACAATTGATTTGCTGGAACAGTTGATTCGCACTGGCGCAAATACAGCTTCAACTCAGGCTGATCTGACAATCACCCGCATTAGTGTTTCTACCTATGCCACTATTCCAAACAAACTCCAACAAGCAAGACCAATCCAAGTCTGGGTTCAGAGATTGTCTGGCGAAGTTAATCCAACAGCTTCGGTGCTTGATGGAGCCATCACTTCCACGGACACCACGCTCACGCTTAACACGGTGGTTGGACTAGCCGGTTCAGGCTTTCTCCGTTTGGGTACAGAAGATATTTACTACACCTACATATCAGGGAATACCCTTGGTGGTGTATTCCGTGGCCAGAACAACAGTACAGCCGCTGCACATGCAGATGGTACTGCGGTGTTTGTTCCTCAACTTCCTGCGGTTACTGTGTGGCCTACGCCAGACAATTCAACGCCATATCAGTTTGTTTACTGGAGACTGCGCCGAGTCCAAGATGCTGGCGCTGGTATGGAGACAGCAGACATGAACTTCCGCTTCCTGCCTTGTTTGGTTGCAGGCCTAGCCTACTACATTGCTATGAAAGTGCCTGAGTTGCAGGGACGTTTGGACATGCTCAAGGCTGCATACAACGAGCAATTTGATCTTGCCGCTGGCGAAGACAGAGAAAAAGCTGCTGTTAGATTTGTGCCCCGTCAGATGTTTATTGGTGGGAGTATGTAATGGGTAACCGATTTGCATCCGGCAAGATAGCGATTGCTGAATGTGATCGGTGCGGCCAGCAATACAAACTCAAGCAGCTTAAGACTGAGATCATTAAGCAGCGTCAATTTCAGTTGTTGGTGTGCCCAGAATGCTGGGATCCAGATCAACCGCAGTTAATGCTAGGAACATTCCCCGTGGATGATCCTCAAGCCCTACGCAATCCGCGTAAAGATACAACGTATGTCACCTCTGGTGTAAACGTTAACGGTAATTTGTCTGGTGGCTCGCGAGACATTCAGTGGGGCTGGCAGCCTGTTGGTGGAGCCAGTTTAAATGATGCAGGATTGACACCAAACTACTTGGTGGCAACGACATTTGTTGGTACAGTAACGATATCTTAAGGAGTTTAAACATGGCTTACACACGATCAGCCGACGGCATTGCTAAAAAAGGCAAAACTGAAGGAAAAAATTTGGGCAATAGCGGCCCCAACCAAAAGGAAATGATGGGCGGCACGGGCAAAGGTAAGGGTAAAACCAATGCCGATATGTTGTCTATGGGTCGTAACTTGGCAAAGATTGCCGCACAGAAACGAGGCTAATCATGGCTACATTTAGCAAAAAGATGATGGGCAAAGAAGTTGGTGATGCCAAAGTCTACGCCACACCACACACAATGACTGGTAAGGTTGTTAAAGCTTCTGAAAACCCCGGCAGTGGTTCTGACCACAGTGATGCTGGAACAGTCAATATGGCTGTAGGTAACGTTTATCGCCGTGCACAGCCAGCAGCTAAAACAACTGGCATCAAAATGCGTGGCGCAGGTGCGGCTACCAAAGGCGTTATGAGCAGAGGCCCAATGGCATGAATTACGCCGACCTTGTCACGCAGGTAAGTGATTACTGCGAGAACTCTTTCCCAACTGACAATATGAATACGTTCATTCGTCAGGCGGAGCAGCGCATCTATAACACCGCGCAGCCTGCTAACTTGCGAAAGAACGTGACAGGCGTATTGACCACTGGTAATAAGTACCTTGAGTGTCCTTCAGACTTTCTGTCGGTATATAGCCTTGCCGTATACCCGTACAACACCACAACCGCCACAGGAACGGCTGGTCAAAAGACTATTGTGGTGGCAAGCACAACAGGTATTGCTGTAGACCAGCAAGTTACAGGTACGGGTATTGGTGTAAATGCACAAGTTCGTAGTATCGCGGGCACAACCATTACACTGACTGTTGCTAACAGCGGCGCAGTATCTGGCTCTGTGGTGTTTCAGGGTGATTATCTGTATTTGCTGAACAAGGACGTAAACTTTATCCGTGAAGCCTATCCTTTGTCTGCACAGGTAAGTGAACCTAAGCACTACGCAATCTTTGGCCCCCGGTCAGACAATGTGAATGAGTTGTCTTTCATAGTTGGCCCAACACCAAGCGCAGCATATTACGCAGAGCTTCATTACAACTACTACCCAGAGTCTATTGTCACAGCCGGAACCACATGGCTCGGTGATAACTTTGATTCTGTGTTGTTGTACGGAACCATCTGCGAAGCAATGGTATACATGAAGGGCGACCAAAATATGCTACAGGTTGCTCAAGAGCGTTATGTACAAGCTATTGCTTTGTATAAAAACTTGGCAGATGGCAAACAGCGTGCTGATGCTTATCGTGATGGCCAGTTTAGAACGGCGGTTGCATGAGTAACATTCTGCAAACCCAGACCACTAGCTTTAAAACAGAGCTATATACAGGCGTTCATAACTTAGCTACCAATACGCTAAAGATTGCCCTGTATACGGCTAACGCTAATTTAAACGAGGCAACAACTGTTTACACGACAACCGCAGAGGTGACTGGTGGCGGTTATGTGGCGGGTGGTGTAACGCTAACAGGCGTAACCATTAGCTCTTCTGGATATACAGCTTTTGTAGACTTTGCTGATGTAGTGTTTAACGCCTCAGTCACTGCTCGTTGTGCGTTGATCTATAACGCTACGCAGGGTAATAAATCTATTGCGGTGTTGGACTTTGGGTCTGACAAAACGTCTACAAATTTCACCATCACAATGCCTGCTAATACAGCAACAGCAGCGTTGATTCGTTCTTCTAATTAAGGAGTCAGTATG